CCAGCCTCTAATCCAGCAAGCTGCGCCTCTAGTTGTTGATACTCTGGGTTAGGTGTACCTCCTTCGATACCACGAGCCATTACGCCAATGTCCGCTAGCTCAAGCGCAGTGTATTGAGGGCGATACTGTCTCTCGGCAGAAATCAATCTATTCTGAAGCCGTGGGTCAGTAATGCCTCGGTAATTGCCAAATCCCCTGCCGAATAAGTATTCGCCCATTGCCTTAGCTGGGTCAATAGCTTCTGGGGCGGGTGGTGGTGATGATGATGATGATCCTCCCATAATTTTATATTGCTAGTATTTTATTAAATAGTTTATAGTTACTTTCCACTCGTTTTGATACGTGACTTCTGTGACGCATCATGATAATCTTCTTATGCATGGCTTCAGGGCATACCTCTAAAAACTTACGAGTAATTTTTTTAAATAGTTCAGTGCTAGTAGCGTGAAGAAAGCCAATAAATATACCGTTAGCATCTTTATCATCTGGCTCCCAGTTTTTAATAAAATCCCAGTCAGCATTTTCATCGCAATTATACCACATACCTAAACCTTCAATACGACCTTCTTCGTCCTGCTCCACAATAAAAGTATCCTTTGCTATGTGGTAACCAACAAGTAGTTGAATTAAGTCCTCTGGCCATCCGGCTAATACTTTCCCGTTCTCGTGTTCAACACAAAAATCCACGACTTGATTTATAAAGTCAATGGCTTCTTTCTGTTCAGCATTTTGCAATGCTATTTGAACTGATTGCAGGAGTGGATTCATATTACCAAATAGCAGCGAAAGACATTTGTGCAGTATCGTGGGCTACCCCGTCAGACCGCTCTCTGCGAACCTGAACCGTAGTAGGGCTAAGGGATAGACCCCCAGTCGAAAAATTAACACTACCGTTACTCACGGGGTCCGCAGATGTTAGTACTGTAAAAGAAGCAGATGGAGCAGTCACCGATAAATTAATAGTCCAACTTCCAGTAGTAGTACGGGTTACAGATGTAACTCCAGATCCGCTGATAGGAGCATTGGTGCCTGTTAGAGTTCCGTCCCAAACGCAGTGAGCTTTAATTCCTGGAAGATTGTCTACATAAGCCTTAATACTCTGCTGTGTCGCTAGCGAAGTATCTGAGTCCGATGTCATATCATTCTCGTCCAAAATAGCAACCTCCTGAGGTGCAGCTGCACTTCCAGAAGTATTGCCAAGGGCCTTCATATTGGCTACATTTTCTATCTTAGCTTTTGTAACATTGCTGTCAGCTATCTTACTTTCGACAACACCACCTTCAGCCACTGCCATAGCACCGCCAATAATGGTCATAGTACTATTATCAACAGCGTCCGCTTGATTGAAGGTCGCCGACGTAATTACTTGATTAAGTTTGTCCGCCGTAAGCTGTTCGCCGTTAGCAAAGGTTTTTCCTGATGTTATTACTGGCATGTTATTAAATTGTTAAATTGATTACAGGAGGGCATTAATTAAAGTAGTTTTTGGTATGATAAAATCCGGTAGGGAACATTGGTAGCTGACGCTGAGGATTCAGCTTCAATGATACCAGATGCGTCAGTGACAACTACATAGGATGAACCCCTGTTAGAATTACTCACAACGCCACCAGATGCTCCCCATCCTGCATTAGATGATGAGTCAAAAGAAGCCCTGTCTGAACCAGGTGTGCGAAAATTTACTTGATATGTAGTACTTGAATTGAACAATTCAAAAATTACAAGACTGCGTTGCGATCCAACTATAGACGATAGATTCCAGCTCCCGAACGAAGAGCTAAAACTTATGGTTCCAGTTGATCCGCTGTATTTCATAGCATATGAATCAATATAAGCTTTGATATTACCCTGTGTCGCACCCTTAGTATCATCAGTCCCTAGTGCGTCATTGTTAAGTAGTATGCCACCCGCACCTACAATAGGCACAGCAGTAGGCACTGCAGGACCGCCTGATACATTACCAATAACAGTCTGATCAGATTGGCTCTTAAGCTGTAGCTGACCAGTGCTAGTCTTAACTGATAGACCACCCGCAAGTACACAAGTTCCAATGTCGCTTGAACCACTTACATTAAATGCTTCAGTGCTTCCATCGAAGTCCTTAAACGCTGCATTATCAACAATGTTCTGCAACTTAGTTGCAGTGACTGTTTCGGTTGCGCCAAACGCCTGTCCTTTTACTATAGGTGATGCCATTATTCTGCTTTCTGTGTTGATCTAAAGGAGGTTGATCCTTGAGTTTGTAGTGACCTAATTCTTGGTCGTCCTTGTGTATTGTTAACTGTAAATTGTATTCCGTGTCCTCTGCGGTTACCTATTCTACCACGGATGGACACATCCTCCGTCTTGAGCAAAGCATCGCCGCCATTGAAGCTAGTAAGAGTTCCTAGGGTAAAGGTCCCGTCAGGGTTTTCAGTCTCCGCCGATAGGTCAAAGTTGCTGGTATTATCTGCGCTACTCTCTACGTGCATTTGGAACTCTTTCCAGTTCTTCCTGCTCATATTACCGAAGGTGTACTGACGAGTAGTGATGCTTCCCTTTACGTCCTTGGTTTCGTTAGAGCCTCCAATGCTTACATTTATTAAGTCATCGCCCTGTAAACGGGCATCTATCTTATGGATTCCGCCTCGTCGATTGATAGCATAAACACCCCGCTGACTTCCTTCACCAGCAACTATTAAGTTCTCGATGTCCCAGTCCTCGCTATCAACACTGTCTATGCTCTCCCATTGTTTGTTCAAGAAGTTGTAGATAAGGATAGCGTTATTGCGAAGGGCATCATCCAATGGTACGGCAATAAAGTAACGATTGTCAAAGTAAACGGCTACGGCCTGACCTCGCTGATCCTTGTTGATTCTCTTGATTGTCTCGTTAATTGGTTCACTTAATGGGGTTTCCGTTCCACGCAAGTTGTACTCATCAAAAAACTGAGTGCTGTAAACACCATTATCGGACAGGAATATAACTTGACTGCCGACTTGCTGAATGCTCTGACGAGCCACGCAGCCAACCTCGTCGGTTAGCAGTTTAGTGCTAGCCGTCTGTAGGGACGTTGTGTTAGATATTAAGTGAATGCTGTTACGGTTGAACACCATCAGGTTGTCCTCAGAGAAGGAGTGCAGACCTACAGTGAAGTCAGCTTCACCTGCGTTAAATCTGTACTGAGCATAGATTTGGTCATATGTATCGGAGTCCAGAATATCGGAAGCAATGACCTCATCAAGGATTCCCCTTGACGTATATGAGTTCAAGCTTGCATTTACCGAGAACTGGAACGGCATTACCAACCTGCGCTGATGGTAGACAGCAAATTCTGGAGCAGGCATATGGGTGAACCCAAGACCTACGGATACTTGTTGTTGAAATATTACATTAGGAGTATTTGATTCGTTAGCGTGCTGAACAAATATAGTAAAAGTTGTAGAATCAACAACCGTTACTATGTATCGCTCTCCAACAATTAAATTACTTCCAGCCTTATCTTCAACAATAACCTCGTTTCCAGTTGATAGATTATGTGCCGAACCTGCTGTTACAGTCATTTTTCCAGCTGCCGTGGTAACCGTTGATGTTATTTGAACGGGCTGCGTATAGGTTCCGCTTGCTACTTTAGAGAAAGCAGACGTAGCCGTGCCAGTCCCTGAAACTCCAACCGTAGCCGCATTAAACGTATTCCCTACAGCGTAGGTAAGTCCGCTAGTTCCAGCAACAGTATTCCAGTTAGCCTGGGTGTTACCGCCTAGACTAGTAATTGTATATGTTTTTCCAACTTCAAAGCTACCAGAGGTTATTGCGCTAAATGAACCATCCCACTCCAGGGCTACCTGACCCTTGCGAAAAATAAACACCTTATTAAATGCCTGAAGCATTGAAGACGTAGGTGGTATGGTTTCTCCGGGTGCGTAGGCAATTTCTACAGTTGCCTCCGTTAAAAGGTTCTTTGCAACAACCTTTAGATTGGATGCAATAAGGACGTACTGACTTGCATTGTCATTGGGGTCACTGAATGCAGAACTAGCGTAGACCTCCGTTACGGATCCTTCGTCAAGAATCATGTTAAAACCAATGACGGCCTGAGTAGTATTGTTATTTAAATCAAAGTTCAATACTTGGGGAAGTACAATAGGAGTCGTATAGGTTTCGTCGCTACCCGTTAGGGCATATTTGAGTGTCTTAGTATCTCCGTTATCAGTCACGGAAACTAAAGTTT